CCACTTTCCAACTCTGCTATGGTATAATAAAAAAACCCCCAGGGGGCGGGGAAATATGAACGACGACAAGTACAGTACAAGTAAATGGCGACACCTGGCACGGCGCGTTTTGTCGTACTATAACTTTCAAGATCAGGTGAAACGGCGGTTCGGCAAGATGGAACAGGCGGAAATGGTACATCATGCGCTGCCGGCAGAAGACTTCCCGGAATACTTCTTTCATCCAAAAAACCTTGTGCCCGTGTCGAGATCCACGCACAGGGGCCTTCATAATGACGACGGTACATTGACCGCTGCCGGAATAGACGTTGCGCGGCGCGCGGCGCGGAATATCGGCGTTGACGTATCGGCGTATCTGGATGCGCAGAAGCGCAGGCCGCGGACGCGGAACGACGCGGGGCGTTACCAAAAATCTTTATAAAAAACCTTGGTACTTTTGAACATACTTTCCGTGATATTATGATACCATGGGATTCCATTAAAAGGCGGCTGGTCACCGCCTTTTTGTGTGTACTCTCCTCGGATGTGGGGGCCGCGCCTGTTACGCGGCCCCACGTAATGAAAGCATGAATTATAACGAGTGGAAGGAAAAAACTATATCACAGATGCGAGCGGTGGGAACGTATCAGGACGCGTTTTTGCCGGAGATCGACGCGGCCGCTCTTGTGCTGGCGGCGAGAGATCAGGCGTATCATGATTTTATGAAAGAAGGGGGACACGCAACCGTTATTCACGTTTCTGACAGGGGAGCAGAGAACGTCCGGCGTAATCCCGCGCTTGAAGCCTGGCTTAATCTGGACAAGCAGGCCCTTGACCATTGGCGTAATTTGGGATTGACCGTAGACAGTTTGAAGAAGATAAACGATTCGACCATGACCACAAAGAAAGCTTCTTCGTTGTCGGACGCTCTATCACAGTTGACCAATGACACAACAAGAAAGAAAACACTGGAACGAAATAGTAAAGTTCGCAAAGGAAATACAAAGCGGAAAGCGGCCGGCGTGCGAAGAACAAAAAAAGGGGATTGAACGGTTTTTCCGCGACGTAGAAAACCCGGACTATGAGATAGACCACTATGCGGCGCGATTCTGTATAGAGATCATAGAAAAGGTTTTTAAGCACCAACAGGGAGAAAGGCTTGACGGCACACCATTGCGCGGCGAGCCTTTTTTATTGCAGCCCTGGCAGAAATACATTCTGTATAACTTGATCGGCTTTAAGTTGAAGGGGACAAACATAGTCCGCTTCCATGAAGCAATGATATACATTCCGCGAAAGAACGGGAAAACATCTTTTGCGGCCGCCCTTGCGTGGGCGCTGGGATTATGGTACCGGAAATCCGGATCAAAGGTGTATGTAACCAGCGCGGCGCTTTTGCAGTCGCTTGAAACTTTCAACTTTATCGCGTACAACATACGCGCAATGGGAGAAGATGTTAAAGACGGCGGGAGTATCAAGATCATTGATAACAACAACGAACACTCCGTAAACGCGGAAATGGCGGACGGCACGTTTTTTATCCGTGCGCTGGCGGCGAACCCGGACACGCAGGATTCCCTTAACTGTAATGTGGCGATTGCCGACGAGATTCACGCGTTTAAGGCACCGAAGCAATATAACTTGTTCAAGGAAGCCATGAAAGCTTACACGAACAAGCTGATGATCGGCATATCGACGGCCGGGGACAATGAACAGGGATTCCTTGGACAGCGATTGCAGTATTGCAGGAAGGTGCTTGACGGGCAAGTGACGGACGAGCAATATTTTATATTCATGTGTAACGCGAACGCGGACGAGAACGGCAACATTGACTACACGGACGCGGCCGTACATGAAATGGCGAACCCGTCATACGGCGTTTCCGTCCGTCCGGACGAGCTGATGAATGATGCTTTGCAGGCGCAAAACGATCCGCAGCAGAGAAAAGACTTCCTCGCAAAGTCGCTTAACGTGTTCACGAACGCAATGAAAGCGTACTTTGACCTGGAAGAGTTCAGGCGGTCAGACGCGGCATATGAGTGGACGATTGAGCAGCTTGCAAAGATGAATATTAAGTGGTACGGCGGCGCGGACCTATCCCGGATGCACGATTTGACGGCGGCCGCGCTGTTTGGAAACCACAACGGCGTAGATATCATTATCACGCACGCTTTTTTCCCCGTCACGCAGGCGGCGCGAAAAGCCGATGAAGACGGAATACCGCTCTTTGGGTGGCAGGACGACGGGAATTTAACGATGTGCAACTCTCCGACGGTGAACACGTCGGATGTAGTGAATTGGTTTATAGAAATGCGGAGAATGGGCTTTAAGATTCTCCAGGTGGGACACGACCGGAAGTTTGCGCGGGAGTACATGCAGGAAATGAAGCGCGCAAAGTTCAATATCGTGGACCAGCCGCAATATTATTATGTGAAGTCAGAGGGTTTCCGGCGTATCGAAAAGAGCGCGAAAGACGGAAACCTTTATTATTTGCACTCGGATGCGTTTGAGTATTGCGTTTCCAATGTGCGGGCGGTAGAAAAGTCATCCTCGGACGACATGGTTATCTTTGAGAAAGTGCAGCCGGAACATAGAATCGACCTTTTCGACGCGGCAGTAACGGCTACATGCCGATACCTTGACACAATAGGCAAGAATGAACGCCTGGGGGACTGGTTTAAGAGGGATGAGCAAAAAGCGCAGAAACCGCAATAAGCGGGAGAACGGAAATTCACAAGTACAGAAGCAGTATATCGGATTTTTGCAGTCGGACGCGTTTGATGAAATGTGCGTTTCCGGGTATATGTCGCTGGACAAGTCCCCGGAGATCCTTACGGCGTGCAGGAAAATCGCGACGCTTGTTTCGTACATGACGCTTTACCTTATGGCCAATACGGAAAAAGGCGATAAGCGCGTCAAAAATGAGTTATCCAGAAAGATAGACATAAATCCGTTTCAGTATATGACGCGGCGGACGTGGATGGAATATATCGTTATGACCATGCTGTTACACGGCAAGGGGAACGCGATAGTCCGTCCGCACATGGAGCGCGGCATGAACGGAGAATGGTTGTTGGGGGATCTGGAACCGATCCCGTATGACCGTTTTTCGTTTGTGCAGGACGGGTACGGCTATAAAGTTCTGATTGACAATCAGGTTTATACACCGGATGAAATCTTACACTTTGTAGAAAATCCGGACAAGCATCTGCCGTGGTGGGGCAGAGGTACCACGATTGTCTTAAAGGATATTGCGGATAATCTTAAACAGGCGGCGCGGACCGAAAAGGGATTCCTTGAAAGTAAATGGAAACCGTCTGTTATTGTTCGCGTGGATTCCATGATTGATGAATTTTCCACGCCGGACGGAAGAAAAACAATCCTGAAAGATTATGTTCAGTCGAGCGAAGCGGGCGAACCGTGGCTTGTGCCGGCCGATCAGTTCCAGATAGAACAGGTACGGCCGTTATCGTTGCAGGATCTTGCCATTAAAGACACGTTGGAGCTGAACAGACGTCTGGTTGCGGCCATTTTAGGAGTGCCGCCGTTTGTCGTTGGAATCGGCGATTACAAGCGGGACGCGTGGAACGCGTTTATTCAGGACACAATCGCGCCGATTGCGAAGAACATTGAGCAGGAATTGACGCGGAAGCTGATTCTATCCCCGAAGATGTATCTGAAATTCAATACATTTTCCCTGTTCGATTGGGATATTAAGACAATCGCGGACGTGTTTGGCGGTTTGTCAGACAGGGGACTTGTCACCGGCAACGAAGTGCGTGACAGATTACATTTATCGCCGCTTGACGACCTGGATGAGCTGCGGATATTGGAGAATTATATCCCGGCGGACAAGGTTGGAGATCAAAAGAAACTTGTCCAGGGGAACGAGGAAGAATAATGCTTGACGACGGTAAGGTTACATTTTGCGATTTGGTGGACATATCGGGCGGCGGCGACATGCCGCGGCCCGTTTTAAGAGAAGTCTATCCTTGCATGTTTGAAAACCGAATCGTCGGGTTTAACAGGAGATACGCGGCGCTGGGGGTGAATCAGGATATAAGCGCATTGATCCGTATCTGGCGGCCGCCGCTGCGGGACGACCGGACGCCTTCGGTGCAAGTCGGGATGTATGCGGTTCTGGAAGAATCGGAGATCGACGGACAGTACCGTGTGGATGTGGTGCAGCCGTTATCCAATTTTGACGGGATAAACGTGTTGGAAATCACGCTTGCGGCGCTGGAAGACCACTACGACGTAGAGCATCCGGAAGACATTGATCCGCCGCCGTTTGAGATCGACGAAGCAATCTGGACCAACGAGAAGGACATTACAACCGTTTCGCGTGATCCGGTGCTTGGCGTTGAGAAGTCAAGGGTTATCACGTTC